TCCTGGACGACTCGGCCATCAACCTCCCGGCGTTCCTGTCGCAGATATTCCAGGAGGCCGCTGGACAGTTTGAGGATGTTGGAATTATCAGCGGGAATGGAACGACGCAGTATTCCGGGGTGCTTTCTGATGGCGACGTTGCGTTCTATACCATGGCTAACGCGACGAGCGTGGTCGGCGCTGACCTGATCGGCACTTACTACGCGCTCAACGCCCAGCACCGGGCCAACGCCTCATGGGTGATGAAGTCCGCCATTGCGTCACTCATCAACTCAATCGCTATAACCGCCGCTGGGGTGCATTCCATCCCAAGCCTGACCGCCGCGCCGGCTGACTTTATCCTCGGAAAGAGGAACGTCTTGACCGATGTGACGAGTGGATTGGGTGGCACCATCACCTCAACGGAGAAAATCGGCATCTTCGGGGATTGGTCACAATACTATATTTTCGATAGGGTCGGTTTCACAATAAGGCGGAACGACAGTCTATACATGGGCAACGACCAGGTTGGTTTCTTCGCCACCCGCAGGGGTGACGGACAAGTCGGCCTCGCCGCCGCCTTCAAGATTCCGAGAGCCGCCTAAGCAGCGGTCAGCTAATAGGGCGCGGGGCTTCGGCTCCGCGCCCAACTCAGGAGGACAAATATGCCCAATGTAACTTGCATCCAGAGCTTCTCTGATGGGAGCGGGATCGCCTACCAGTCCGGCGTGGAGTACGACGTACCAGCCGCGGTCCTCAAAGCCAATCCCGATTACTTCAAACAGTCCGGGACCGCGGAGAACAAGATGGCCGACACCGCCGAGGACAAGTCGGCGGATGAGGCCACCGAGGAAGTCACCGAGGACGCTGAATAGTGGCGACTCGCCACACATACGCCTCGTCGGACGACCTCCGGGACTATCTGGCCGGGACATCGTTCTCGTCCGGGTGGACGAGTGACGCCGGGAGCATCCGGAGAATCCTGGAGGCATCGTCCCGGCGTATCGACCTTTATTGCGAGGGCGGGACGTTTGGGCCGTTGACCGAGACCCGGTATTACGACATCGGGTCCGGGTCATTGGTCCAGTCTCCCCAGTACGCCGTCCTGGCCGGAACGGACGCCATCGCGACCACGGTCTCCCTGGCGAATGTCATCCCGCTGGACGGCTGGCTTATCTCCCCGACGACGGTGACGGCTTACGATGACACCGACCGGGGAGCCAGCACTGTCTTGACCGAGGGCTATGCCAACGACTTCTTCCTGATGCCCTACAACGGCAGCCCCAAGACCATCTTCAAATTGAACGAGGACACCTCCAACACTTTGGACGCCGGTCAACAGACCTTGTCGATCCTGGGAAGCTGGGGATATACCGCGGACACCCTGTCCGTCACCACGGCGGACGCTATAGGATCCACGACCGCGACCTCCATCAGCGTCACCAGCGCGACCGACCTGGGACCGGCCCAGACCATCTTGGTCGATTCCGAGCAGCTATACATAACGGCCATCAGCGGCAATACCTTGACCGTCCAGCGTGGCGTTAATGGCACGACGGCGGCGACCCATTCCGGAGGCGCCGGTCTGACCCGGTACGATTACCCGGAGCTGGTCGTCCAGGCTTGTCTCGACATCGCCAAGCTGACCTTCCGCAACCGCGACCTTGGGGCGGTGGGTAGCATCGGCGCCGGGGAGATGTCGATGACGGTGGCCGAGGGAGAGGTCCGGTCGGTCTTGATGACCCTGGAGGACTTCCGGGTGACCGGGACGAGCAATGGAGTGATCTTCTGATGGCTGAACCGTTTGGCGTCCATTTTGAGGTTACCGGCCCGGTCTTTGACGGGTCCGGCTTGAAGGTCATGCAAGGCATCATCAACCGGGGGCTATTCGATATCGCGGTCTTAGAAGGGGCCAACAAGGTCAAAGACCAGTTATACGGCCCTCCGGCTTCGCAGTATTGGAAGGCCGACCCGAAGACGCGCCACGGCGCAAAGTCGCGAGACCTCAAGCGGCGGGTCGCCGCCAGTCAGCCTTCCGACAATCTGGCGATCTTCGACGCCGGCGGCATCCACTATGCCCCAAAGATCGAGGGCTTGTATGGGATGTTTGCGAAGGCTACGGCTGCCATCGAACGGGACAAGGCCGCGCTATACCACAAGTACATCGGCGGGGCTTTGATCGAGGCATTCGATTGAGCCGCTCCGGGGCATTGGACAGGATCGACGTTTTGTTATCGACCATCACCGACCCGGCCTTCGTTGCGGTCATCCGGGCCGAGCCTCTGGCCTTGTCCGGGACTCCCGTCCTGGCGTACTGGGTCCAGGCGCGGACCAACGGGTGGCAGACGTTGTCCGACATCGGCAGCACGACGACCATCATGGTCCGGGCTTATTTCCGGCTCCAGGCGTCGGCAGATGTCCGGGAGTCCATCGAGTTGGAACTCTGGGACGCGATGGTGGAGGTGGACACCAAGCTCCGCTCCGACGCCAACCTGGACGGCAACTGCACCGACTCCACGGTCGGGTCGGCCACGGTCGCCACGCTGGACATGGGCGGGGCTTTATATAGGACGGCCACAATTCCCTTCGACATCCAACTCTATGAAGAGGTAACTATTAGCCCGTGAGGGAGAGGATATGGCAAAAGGAAGCGGACTAGGTCAACAGATATTCGTCCACGGTTACGACTTGTCGGGGGACGTTGCGGCCATAGATAACGCCGGAAGCCCTCGGGAATTGTTGGATATAACCGGGCTTAACGCCTCGGCCCACGAGCGGGTGATGGGACTGTCGGACGGCAACCTCGGCGTTTCCTCCTGGTTCAACGACGCAACCGAGCAAGAACACGCCGCCTTCAAGGGACTGGTGACCACCGACCGGATCGTGACCTGGGCATTCGGGGCGACCCGCGGGGACGTTGCGGCTTGTCTGGTAGGGAAGCAGATCAACTATGACCCAAGCCGTGGGGCCGATGGGTCGTTATCCTTCACCATCGACACCCAGGCGGACGGCGTCTCCCTGGACTGGTGCGATACTCTGACCACCGGCAAGGAGACCCATTCCTCGGCTGGCAATTCGACGAGCCGGGACGACGGCGCCGCGAGTAGCGCCGGCATGGTGGCCTACCTGGAGATAACCGACATCGACTCCGGGACGCCGACCGTGACCATCCAGCAGTCCTCGGACAACGGGTCCAGCGATGCCTTCGCCACGGTCCTGTCCTTCACGGCGGTCGCCGCGGCAGCGGCCCCGACCGCGGAACGGGTGACGGTCAGCGGGGCGGTGGAGCGGTATCTCCGGATCACGACCACCGGGACATTCTCCAACCTGGACTTCTGCGTATCGACCCGGAGGGGAACAAGCCAGGATGATGTCGCCTTCTAATGACAACGCCGGACGATGTCCAGGAGGAATTGCGCCTCGCGAGGGAGGAATTAGCACGACTAAAGGCGACCGACGACAAGTCCGACAAAATTCAGATGACGAGTTCGGATATCGTTCGGCTCGTGATAGCGGCGCCGGTTGTGTTCACCTGGTTATTCCTCGGGAGCCGCATCATAATCTCAGCCACCACCAGCCAGCACGTGTTGAGTAACGTGGAGCCGCTTGTGATGACCCTATCCATATTGACCATCCCGGTCACGGGCATCCTCCAAAGCCTATTCGCCGCACCAGGGAATGGTAAATGACGCTATTCGAGAAGATATGCCGTATGGTGGGAGACCGTCGCATCCCGTCCCCAACGATGCCGGCGTTCAAAATGTTCCGGGTGGGCTTCGCCAACCGGCACGTTTCGACGGTCGTCGTCCTGGCCATTGTGGTCAGTGCCGCCGCCGTGAGCGTCGGGCTTTATTTCGCCATCAAGGATGTGGCGTCGAGTACATACAACTGGCCGGAGCCAGCCGAATACGATGTGACCCTCGACGGCTTGCAAACTATGGGCAAGAAGAACCCGGACTACCCGGACGGGACGGCCAGCCAAACTCTCCGAGTGGGTTTTAAGGACGGGACTCGTGTCGATCGTGTTGTGCTGAAAAACCTTGATCTCGGGAAGGTAGGGCTGGCGAAATCCTTTGAGATAACGAGAAACGCCACCACCGGGGTCACTGGCGCACAGGCTTATCTATTCATCGGAGACATCGTCATCACCAACAGCAGTGCGCCGACGCTTGCCTGGGGCAATATGGAACTGGGCAGCGTGACCCTCTCAGCCAGAGTTGATGGACACAGCCAGGAGATACAACAGGACTCAACCGTGACTCAGATAATCATCGACTCAGACCGGGGATCGGGCACCTATACCGCTCAAGATTCAAAAGTGGACAGGGTGATTTTGCAGATAAACGGCTCGACCAAGGGAGCCAGTATCGGGGTATTGGAGATTGATAATGTGGACGCCTCGGTTGGTTCCTGGTCGTGGGATTACGTCAAGGCTGGGTCCTTGTCACTCGATGGAAGCAATGAATTTGGAAATTCTACGGGTATAAATGTGGCATCCGCAACTTGGGCCGATACTATCAGCGCCCGGACTATCGTGGATAACCTCGTAGATGTCCCAATTTCGGTGAAGTGATGAAACATCTCGGACTCATCGGCGCCGTCCTCCCGTTGGTATTATTAGCGGTTGGCCTGATCGGTTGGGTGCTGACCGTCCGGAACGACGTAACCGACGCGGTCAAACAGATAACCGCCGTCCAGGAGGAGATCGCCGGCATCAATGCCCGGATGGAGAACGAGCGGACGTTACGGACGGAACTCCACGCGGACCAGGCGGGAGACCTAGTGACCATCACCAACGGACTCTCGGACAGGATAAGCGGTCTGGATACCGACCTCGTACTGGCGAATGACCAGATGGCGACCATTATGGGCGACCACCTTGGCTTCGCGGACGTACTCCGGGAGCTGGGAGAGATCGGGGTCTTGCCGTCCGGGGAGCGCCGGGATTATGGCGGGTACGGCAACAGATGACGCGGAGGATAAGCAATCGACTCAATAACGGACTGGACCGGGACGGCTTCACGTTGGGAGTGACCCTGGACTGGAGCCATGTATTTTTTGGGATACTGGGCCTTCTGTTTTTGGCCCTGGCCTTCTTCGTTGGCCTGGCGTATGGGGTGGGCGTGTTATGCGACTCCTAGCCCTGACCGTTCTGGCCGGCATGGTAGCCGTCATCGGGAGCGGTCTGATGTTGGGCTGGCTATACGAGGGGCCGCGGCGACTGATAAGGATCGCCGCTTGCTATATCGGCTTTCACGGTCGGGAGACCTGGGGCGTCAACCCGGTCAACCAGAACTCCGAGCCAAGGTGTGATGACTGTCAACGGTTCCTGGTCAAGGTCTATTGATGTGTTGGTTCAACCGACATTGGTGGCGACCGCATCCGGAGGAGTGGTCCGTCCGGGTCTGCCGCATCTGCCGAGTTAGAGAGCAAGCGATGTATCAATCGGAGACCGGCCTTTACTGGATAAGGTTATGAAGATGACCGCCCTCCGGCCTCAGATATTGGCGGCGATCATATCGGCATCGGTGTGTTCGATAGTTTTCGGATATTTCGGCTGGCGTATGGGAGCCACCGAGATTTTAACGGCTCTTATCGGTGGCCTGTTTGGGTTCCTGGGCGGCGTCAGCCTCCGGATAATCGACTCCGGGACGGATGAGGACAAGGAGTGATGGATCGAGGGCTATTGATCCATTTCAAGATGGACCGCCCGAGGGACCACTGGAGGGAGGTGAGCTGCAAGGAGATCGGATGCGTCAATTATGCGATGGGTTGGAAGACGATCTTGCCGGCGGGTGATACGGCAAATATAGAGATGATCCGCCGGTCGGGGATGGGCTTCAGGGAGGAGCGCGAGGATGGGTTGATTATATTCACCTTCGCAGCGGGTCAGGAGTGCTTCACCGGCCAAGGTGGAGGACACCGGGTAGCGTTAGAACGTGACCCGATAATGACCCAGGACTCGAGGATACTCGAACCGCTGAATTTTATGGATAACTACAACGACCATTTCTACAGGAGGAGTGTTAATCATGGCTAAAGAATCAGGTTTAGGGATGAGCGTTATCATCGACGATTCGGGCGGATCGGCCCGGACGATCTCCAATGACATAACATCAATCGACATCGCCACACCGAGGGAGGAGCAAGACATCACCGGGCTGGACAAGTCGGCCAGGGAGCGATTGCTACTCCTGGCGGACTTCACGGTGGCAATCTCCGGCGTATTCAACGATGCGTCAAATATGTCCCACGATGTATTCAAGACGGTGCCATCGACCAGCGTGGCGCGGACGACGACGACGGCCATCAGCGGACAGACCTTGCCGGGGGAGTTATTTTACACCGACTATGCGGTCGCCCGTGGGGGAGATGGGTCGTTGGTTTGGTCGGCTCCAGGCGCATTGGCTGGCGGCGTTGTCCCTACGTGGGCATAAATGGTGGCTATTAACGGTACTAAAGCGGAGGTCCGCAAGGGCTTCCGGCTTCCGGAGAAGACCGCCAGGATAACCTTTGAAGGCACCGATTACGACGGCGCGGAGATACAGCTCCGGCTTAGTGTCTCCTTCGCCCAGTTCATCGCCCTCAGAGAGTCCGCTCAAGGTGAAGACCAGGAGGGCATGGCCCGGTTATTCGGCCAGAACGTCCTGATGGATTGGAACCTTGAGGATGATGACGGCCAACCCATCCCGGCGGACGGCGACGGTATGCTGGCGATCCCGCTGGAGTTGACCAATCTGATCGTCCAGCATTGGGTGGAGGCGGTGTCGGGAGTCCCGGCCCCTTTAGAAGCGCCATCCGGAGATTTCAGCACGTTG